AACTTAATTGTCAATGCAATTTGTACAGGGTCATTGCTGTTGTATGCCATTTCGCCATAATCAACTGAACTTAAGAAGCAGCCGTCTAGTTCCCAGGATTCGAGAATGTTTGGAGTAGTGTTGCCATTACCGCCATCCAAGATATCATATACAAGTTGGAACTTGTAGTTGATACCAGACACTGCACTTGCTTGCTCTAGGAAGTCGAATTGCTTCTGGATTTGTTCACCAACTAAACGACTTACAGCACCAGTGCTGTCGTCACGTAGATTGATTGTGGTTTCTTGCCACTCAGGCTTACCTTGTAGATAAACCTTGCTGTTGTATACATCAATTGTAATAGGGTTAAAGTTAACCTGTGGACGCTTGATGTCTACCACTTGCTTAGTCAATTCGGTTGTGCTGTTTGTAACGCCAAAATTCACAAATGTCGCCCGGAAGCGATATTTTAATTTTGGCATTAGCAAACCTTGGCTGTCTGCGCTCTGACTATTTGCTAGCGGTACTGTAAATTTGCTTAAACTTGCTACTGCCATATTATTCTCCTGTTATCCTTATTTATCCAAAATCTTAGGTCGATGTTGCGCCTAAGTTAGCAATTGTGCCTGGATTGTACAAGGCAATTGGAATGTAAATAAACTCAACATCCTTCATTGGTTCAATTGCAACGTCAACATAAAGTTGGTTGTTTGCGATTGTGCTAGGTGTGTTGTTGTTTGTATCACAAATTACTAAGAAGTCATATACACCACGCTTGCTTAGAACATCGTGTAATGCACTTTCAACTTGGCTTGCGATAGTCTTTCTAGTAATAGCATCGTTTGGTTCAAACAAGAATCCGTTAGCGATGCTCTTAAAGATAGTACGTAAGTAGTTTTCTAAACGAACAACGTTAACTCTGTTTCTTGATGTGCTGCTACCACTGCGAGTTTCTTGACCCCATACAACTAAACCTGTACCAGGCAATTGGGTGATTGGGTTAATAGACATTGAGTACAACGAATCACGTAGACCTTGGTTAATACCGTTGTGTACAAACTTACCAGAAGATGCATCAACATAACCAATGTCGCTTAGGTTGTTTACCAGTCCGCGGTGTACACCAGCTGGTGCAAACCATGGATAAGAAACGTTATCGTTGTACAAGAATGTACGTAATACTGCGTGACTTGCAGGAACTGCAACACTATTACCAGACAAGTCATTAGTTAAACCAGCTGGGTAGTATACACCTAAGTATGGGCTAGCAGTTGCCAAGCCGTCACCGTTTGCGTTAGTGTTCCATGCGTTCAATGCTGTAGCAGTTGGTTGCAATGTCATTGGAGTGTCACCGATAACAAAACCTGTATCTGCACGGTTATCGTTTAGTGCAACTAAGTTAGGAATCAACTCTGGGTAACCAGGTGCACATAACAAGTTGAAACGATATGTTTCTTCACGAACATCAATGTTGCTGTCAACTGCTGCTTTCAAAGCTGCAACAACAACTGAACGTTGAGCCTTTGTACCTGCTTTCAATGCACCGTTTTCATCCAAGCCGCTTTCGCTTACCCACGCATCTGTAGCAGATGGTAAAGTTTCATTTGGATATGAAGTTGCGTTAAACTTATTGCTTACAAACTTCTTGATGTTATAACCACTACGGCGTGTGTTAAACAACAATGTACCACGTGGATATAAACGATAGTCAGGTGCGTCTAAGTCAATGTAGTTGCTGAATAATAGACCTTCTGCTGCGCCATCGGAAATTACCGGCAATGCATCTGTGATTGGGTCAGCGGTGCCACCTGTGTCATCTGCATAACCATCCCAACGTGCATCAGCAAAGATGATACCGTTTGATGTAACATGATCTGTATTGTCAATTGCTACCCATGCGCTACCAGTATAACGGCTAAGTTTTGGATAGTTAACCAAATCGCTTGTATCCAACCACAAGTCACCGGCCTTTAAGATAGAGCCAGTACTTTGTGATGTTGGCTTGCTAGCACTTACAATAACACCATTTGGATCAGTTTGTTGTAGATTGTAACCACGAACATCACTAGCTGTGCGCTTGTATCCTTTCCACCCGCCATCGTTGACCATAATATCAACATCAGCTGGGTTGCTGTAATACCACAATGTACCATCAGCTGGGTTGCTGTATGGTGTGCCAGTTTGATAACTAATCAAGTCTGTAATACGGTAGAAGTTACCAATGCTAACAGAACCGTTCGAGCCAACAGTGTAATTATCACGTTGGTATGGCTTTGGACTAGATAAGTCTTGTACAAATCCTGCATCAAATGTCGGAGTTGCACCAATTGGGTTAGTTGCATCTAAGAAGATACCGATTTGACCGCCAGTTAAGTGGATCAAACTAATCTTGTTGTTTGAGAACTCTGCTGTAACATATGGAATGTCTGCCAACAAAATTGCATCAACAAACTCTTGAGGAGTTGCACCCGAGAATGACAATGTTGTTGTCTTGGTTACCGCACTGTTCGGAACTGTTGTTAACATACGGATAACACCAGTAATAGTTTGGCTGTTACTTAGCAAATCGCCTGTGGCAGTTGCATAGGTGTTGCCGTGTACAGGATCAATTTGACGTGCATATGCTAATGCGTTATAAGATCCATCAGGTGGGCTAAATGTAGTAATTACTTGACCGTGTGCGATGTTTTGTCCACCGCCTACAAAGTCTAATCCAAAGATTGCTTCGTTGTAGTAACGGAACATTGGTGCATTAATTGCCTTCCATGTATCCAACGATGCGCTGTATGATTTCAATACAGGGCTATAGCCGCCACCTGTGGAAGTTGTCTTCCACCAAATGCTGCCTGTTGGACGTGGTTGAAGATCTGAGCTAAACCAGCCCATGATGTTACCGTTCTTATCAGTCGGAACTTGTGCATAGTTACCGTAGAACAATGTTGGGCAGAAGAATGATAC